CTTTAACACAGCAGGAACCATTGATCTGCTAGCCATACATGAGGGGAAGCTTGCCCTGTTTGATTACAAGACACGGGAGGTGGCAGAGCACCAGGACATTACCCGCAAGGCTTATCATAAGGATGCGATGCAGCTCGCTTCCGAGGCTCGGATGGTAAAGATTGCCAGCTACCTAGACTATGACCCGGAAATCCACACAGTCATAATCAATACCAACAACGGCGACACCCACATAAAGAAGTGGACGGAGCAAGCGCAGGCAAATGCTTTGGAGGATGCCTGTAGTTGCTTCATGTTCTATGACTTGGTAAACAAAATGCGGTGAATGAGCTACACCTTTTTGCAGGAGCAGGGGGAGGTATCCTCGGTGGACAGCTACTCGGACATACCACAGTCTGTGCTGTCGAAATCGAGGAATACCCAAGACAAGTGCTGCTCCAACGACAGCGAGACGGAGTGCTGCCCAAGTTCCCCATTTGGGACGACGTCTGCACCTTCGACGGAACCCCTTGGCAGGGAGCAGTTGACGTTATTTGCGGAGGATTCCCCTGCCAGGACATTAGTTCAGCGGGAAAGGGAGCCGGCATTGGAGGAAAACGTTCGGGACTATGGAAAGAATATGCCAGAATTATTGGAGAGATACGGCCTAAGTTTGTCTTTGCGGAAAACTCCCCGTTACTGCGGGGTCGCGGGCTTGACGTTGTCCTCGGAGACTTGTCCGAGTTGGGGTATGATGCAAGGTGGTGTGTGCTGGGAGCTTGGCACGTCGGCGCGCCCCATAAAAGAAACAGGATGTGGATCTTGGGCTACCCCGAACAGCAGGGACCACAAAGGAATACCTGGATGGAAAAATCAAAAAAGTCTGCCCAAGGACGTTGGTGGAATACCGAACCCAACGTGGCTAGAGTGGCTCATGGGGTGGCCCGTAGGGTGGACAGGATTAAAGCCATTGGAAACGGACAGGTTTCAGCAGTGGCAGCAACAGCATGGAACATTTTAAATGAAGGTTTGGACCGAGGCTAGACTAAGATCGTTTATTATGTCATGCGTTAGATCGGGAACTAGGAGGTGGGCTCCCAAATATCAAGCACTCAATGACGCATTTGTGGAAAGTCAGAAGAATCCCAAGACTGGCAGGATGCGGAAGATGTACCGGTGCGCCATAACCAAGAAACTCTTCCCAGCATCTGAAATGCAGGTGGATCACATTGACCCCGTAATCCCAGAGAAATGGGGACGCAAAACCAAGTGGCTTGGATACAACTGGAATGAACTTTTACCCAGGTTGTTTTGCCCGAAAGAGGGGTTGCAAGCCGTAAGTAAAGCAGCTCACAAAGCTAAAACAAAAGAAGAGAATGATAAACGAAGAAACGCTTTACGCCAGAAGAAAGTATAGCAACGATTTGAAAAGCAAGTTTCGGTTTAAGGTAGAAAAAAAGCCATCAATCATTTGGGCCAACTTGCTAGAGAAAAACATAAAGAATGTTCAGCTTAGAAACTGGGCAGCATCTGTCATCTGGTTTACCTATTCCAATAAGCTGACACCATCTCCGAAAACAAAACTTTGGAAGATGATGGACGATCACCGGCAAGAGGCATTGTTGCTTCCGGACAAAGATTTGTTTCAGGCACTTGATCAAATAGGACTGCCACACCCAGCGGTTGAGGAAGGACTCCATGCACTGACAGAACAAGACATCAAAGACATAGACCGCAAACTCCAGTCCGGAAGAACGCTCAAAGATGTAGCTCGTGAATACACTATAGATCCGTTCTCAATCAGTAAGCTCAAGCTGTCGGGAAGAATCGCAGGAACTTTCAACAAAAAGAGAAACCTATGAATGACCGACAAAGATTTAAAAACCACTTGGAGGAAAGCCACAATTCGGTTTGGATGATAGCCGACAGGCTGGCTGGCAAAGGCCATACCGTAACCGTAAACCCAACCAACTACATCAAGTGTCGGGAAAACTGGGATGACTTCTCGGACAGAGGAGATTTGTATATCCAGTTGAGAGTTGAGGTAAAAAAGCTGGGGGTTGATTTCACCAATAGAAGCAATTGGCCTTTCGGTCAAAAATTTATAGTGTGTGCAAAACATTCATTTGATGGAGCCAACCCGAAGCCACATTGCTATTACATACTTAACAATAAAAAGACCCATGCCGCTTTGGTCATGAGCGACACCAGTAAAAGTTGGTACACTGAAAAAAGAACCGATAGAAGATATGAGGATATGACACAAGATTTCTATCTGTGTCCCATTAACTTGGTTAAATTTATATCGCTATGATTTTTAGATCGAATCCACAGCACAAAGTAAAACTAATCCCCGAAGATAGCCATGAAAGAAAAAAGTGGCCCATCTATTCTGGGGTATTGTCCCCCTTCCCTAATGCCATTGCAGCAGTGGCCCAGCAATCCTATGCTGGCAACGAGAAACATTGCGATCCCCTTGAACCTCTGCACTGGGAACCAAACAAATCTAACGATCACCATGACTGCCTGATGCGACACCTCTTAGAAGAGGACTATGTAGCTGTGGCATGGAGAGCTCTGGCTCTCCTTGAAACTAAAATACAACAAGAGGAATATTATGGACCTAAATAAACTGAAACAAGACTACGCCAACTACCTAATTAACACGGCCACTATTGACCAAGTGAAGGAACTGCTAACATCTTCATTGACTGTTGTCGGCTGTGCAAATCTACTGCAACAACAAGCATACAAAGCCATTGATGAAATGGGAGATGAGCAGTGCAAGGAACTTGACAAACAACTCAATCCAGTACAGGAAGAAGAAATTTCAGACGGTAATCCGGACGAGTAATCTCCGGAAGGGTTTATATGTTTGCCTTCATTGAATCCGTCGGGGCCGGGGTAATACCCGGCCCTTAGTGTTTAATTAGTCTTAGTTTTCATTAATAACCGAAACGGGGGCTATCGATTCCAATGCGTTCCTAATCCTCAATTGATTCTCTACGTTTTTGGTCAAGATTCCCTTGTCTTTTTGTTCCTGAATAAATTGACCTACATAGGCCGGTGGAATGCGTTCAATTTGAGATTGATAAAATCTAGCCCTGTTGCCGTTCTCGACACCAAGCTTCCTAATATCCTTGTCGCTTCTAGTTATTCCACGCTCCTTATCTTGTAGCATCTTCCTAACCCTACGCTGAACCGACTTGTTAGAGGCCGACAGTTCTGTTTGTAGGGCCATCTGTTTTTCAAAAGGATCGTCTATGCTTTGCAGTCTAGTGATTATATCAAAGGCTTCTTGGCTGTTTAAAGAGTTCTGGGTGTTCTGCTCATACTCAAACAACTTCAGGTCTGGCTCTATGCCGGTGCGTTGCTCAAAACCGTCTGCGTAAGTCGATCCAAAGAATCTGCGGAAGATCGGAACGTCGTTAGCCTTAATTTCCTCCCTGTTGAATAATTTACTAGTAACATCAAACAACCTAAGTGTTTCAGTTCCCGCACCACCAAAGCCAGTTTGGAACAGGTAAAGTAGTTTTTCTGGGGATACAGGGGCTCCAAGATTTTCTAATTCCTTGGAAAGCTCAATTGCAATCTCGCCACCCACAGTTTTGGGAGTCCAAGGGTGCACCTTGGCATATGCAGCCATGTTTTGATCCATCAAATATTCAGGAACAATCTCTCTGCCCAGACCATCCTTGTTCAATGAAGTGGCTTCCAAAATTCTTCTTGGAACAGTTGGGATTAAGCTTCCCCCGGTTGGGTTGTAACCATCTAAAATACTCTGACCTATACCCTTGATTATCTGATCAGTTGAATCCAACCTTCCAGGCATGGCTGCCAACTGCTCGGCATCTAGTAACCCTGCTGCGGCACCAGCCTTATAGCTTTGATTGTGCATCATTCGGGCAATTCCATTACTAGCGGTCCATATTGGGGAAATTTCATGGGCCAATGGGAACTGGGAGTAGGACAAACTTCCATCCTCATTCTTAAACGGACTGAGAACCACTAGGTTTTTATTTAGTCTCCACTCGCTTTTATCGGGACCACCCTTCACCTTGTTTCTCCAGTCGGGATCAATGATTGAATTGTAGGTTTCAATCAACACAGCCGTTCCAAGTGTTGCGGCCAGCACAGGTTTGAAAACCTTGGGGTCTTTTAGGCTTCTCCAAAAGTTCTTGGTCGATTGAATACTAGGATTGGAAAACAAATACAAAGCCCTAAGCTGTTCACCTCTAGTTCCTTTTTGCTTGGGATCAAAGCTGGCATTGCGAGCGGCCATAGCCGCATCTTTCCCGCTCTTGCCCGCATTAATGTTTGCTCGATAAACGCTGAACCTAGTTGAATCCTCAACCATTTCATTGGCCTTCCTTACAAAATCGTTAAAAGCAGCGACTCGTTTCTTGGGGGTGTTTTTGTTAGAAAAGTCAAAACCCTTAACATCTTTTTGTATTTGCCTAAGAGTGTCTGTAGCTATACCGCCAGCAGATCCACCGTCAGCAACAAACCTTTCATATAAAGCACCTAATCGTTTTTCTTGACCCTGAAGGGGTTGACCAAAAAGTTTTTTCCTTATTACGTTTATTTCTTGATATGTAGCCCTTGGGTTTAATACAGATGTTAAAGCTGATGAATCTAGGTTTCTATATGTATTCAAAGCACTAACAACACGGTCACGCATAAGGTTGGGCAAAAGAAATGAAGGATTGTACCCAGTATATATAGCACCAAGATATTTATTTATAGCATAAGAGGCTTTCATCAAGCTACCCATGTCGTTCTTGTTTAATCCCCGAACAGCCGAACCAAGCTCTGGAGCCACTCCCTCACTGAAATCTAAATAATATTTGATGGATGGTTGTTTTACTTTTTTTCCGTCAACTGTCTTTGTAATTGTGTACGGCTTTGACGGATCAAATACGGTTATTACTGGAGCATCTTTTTTGAAAAAACGGCCAGAAGCTGTTTCTTTCCTTACTTTAACAATTTCATTAGCTCTTTCTTTGTTGGCTGGATCTTCCAAGAGTCTTTTGAAAACCAAGTTGGATTTATTAGCTTCAGCTAGCTTTATTGCTTCTATATTAGCTGTAACCAAATTTTTAGTAATAGAAGCCTCAAGCTCCTCGCTCCCCTTTGCTTGTTTTAACGTGCTTGGCTTAAATACAGCTCTACTAAAATAAAAGCTTTCTGCTTGGTCTGCATCCAGAGAATCGTCAATCAAACGCTGCAAAGGAACATAGTCTGGGTTTTCCTTGAACTGATTGTATGCGGTTTGATTTATTATTTTACCTTCATACAATGTTTCCGCTATGTCTGATGAAAGTTTTTGAGCCTGCTTTACGGCACTGGATGCAAACGGAAGAACATCAGTCTCAAATTCTTTAACAATTTTCTTGGCATTCTTATTTGTCATTTCATTGCCAAGAATGCTTACGCCAGCTCCACCATCAAAACCAACTTTTTTATTGTAGGTTGGAGCGTATTTGGCGTGTAGATACTCATCTACCCTATTGCTCAATGTCGTGGGATCAATATTACCATTGCTTGCTGCTGATCGGATTGAATCGGCATATCCTTGGAATTCGGAATCCAATTTATTCATTCTCCTTTCCGCTATTGGTCTAGACAAACGCAAAGCTCTGTAGGCATCGGTTCCCTCTTCTAAGACCTCTCCTGCTTTCCCCACAACATCTGGTTCAACTTTTAGTCTTCCCGTTCCAGCGTATATACCGCCACTAGACTGATCCTGTTCCTGCAATAGCCTAATCAAATCATCGTCAAATTGCTCTCGACGATTCAATATTTCCTGTTGCATCCTTTGATTTGTTTGCTCCGCATTGCGGAAGGCAGCAGATTCAGCAGCATTGGCCAAATCAACGGCATCTGGATCTTTTTTGCGTAACGCATCCATCATGCGTTCGGGTCTGCGTCCGGCAAATTTCTCGTAGCTTTTGGCAAATCTTTCTGCTGTCATGCCAAAACCAGCGCCCAGAATGGAAGATGTCAGCCCCACCTTGGCAAGTTCAGACATTGTTGGCAAAGATCCTTGTTCTATAACAGATTCAACTGTAACCGCGCCAGTTCCAATGGCCCCGCCCAAAGCTGCGTGCTGGGCTGTTCTTGTAGCGAGTGTAGCGCCCTTTCCAATGCCTCCAAACGGAACAAGATTAATCAGAGTGTCGGCAATCATTTCCCCCTGAGACAGATCTTCCCCAGGTCGAGACATCTTTTGACGGAAATAGGAACCACCAAGACCTCCAGAAATGGCTCCCACCAAATATCCTATACCTCCACCTATAGCCATGCCCACAGGCCCACCTGCGGCTCCTATGGCGGCTCCTGCTGCGGCCCCCCCTAGCTTGGCGCCTTCACCAACAGCTATTTCACCAGCAATGCCAAGACCAGTTCTAGCAAGAGAACCTCCACTTCTGGGAGCAGTTGCTTGAGCTGCGGCTTCTTCCCTAGCTAGCTGAATAATTTCTTCTTTGGTTGCATCTTCCGAATGTTCAACCCGAACAGACTCACCAGACTTTAGGTTGACGGTAGTAAAAGGCATTATCGCTCGTCAATTACTGGTTCAGCCGAAACTGTTGGTGTTCTTCCAAGCCGTCTAGTTAAGCCTCGGTTCATGTGCTCAAAGTCATCAACAAACGTATCAAAAAGATCAACCTTGTTTATCATATCGGCAACAAAGAAACTAGTCCCCTTAGCTACGTTCTGAAGGAAAGAGTCTTCTATGTTGTATCGCTCATTGAAGTTTTGCATATATTTCTTGTTTTCCTTTTCATTCCCAGGAAAAAGTTGACCTTGAGAAGCTAAAAGAAAACGACCCCACTGCTCTTCAGCAGACGTATCTCCAATGTCCTGTATTACATTTCTTAAAGCTGGAGGTATCTTATCCTTAGTCCAAACTCCGTCTGTTAATCTCTTCTGCAAGTCAGAATTAGAAAAAACCATTCTCTCTGTATTTGGAACGGAAAGTCCTTTAATCCTAAATTCCTCGGTAAGGCTCTGTATAGCTTTATCCCTTTCTACTGGGTTTTTTATGCTGTATGCATTAGAAAGCTCTGAAGTTAAGAATTTGGACTCTTGGCTCTTTCTGTCCAAGAACTCTTCTTCTATAAGTCTTTGGTTTCTCAGTATAGCTTTTGCTTTTTTAATATCATTATTAGCCTGAGCTTTATCAAGCTCGGTAGCGTAATAAAGCATATTGCTATAAAGATTGTCTGTATCTTGCTTTTTTAATTCAGCGAGAAAACCATCTCGGAAGGTTTGGTAATCTTCAACTTTTCTTCTTTGTTCATCGTTGTAGTTTTGAGTTTCTATTCTCTCTCCCCTTTCAAAAGATTGCTGGTCTTCTCGGCTAAGGGTGCTATAGGCTTGTTGATCATCTAGCATAAGTTTATCAAAACCTTGAACGTCCTCTCTATTTGCATCCTTCCAATCTTCAACTCTTCTTGCCTCTTTAGAGGCCAAGTCACTAGTCACAAACAATTTATTCATGTCATGGTCAAATTTCTCCCTCATTGCTTTGTCATCTCTATCTCGGCCATACCCATACTCTATAAATCCAGTGAAGGTGTCTTGAAGCTGACGCAGAGCAGGGAGTCCACTCTCTTTGGCACTATCTAAAATCCTTCCTATAGCTTTAGAATCAACCCCGGTTGCTTCAGCTATGTCTGGTATTGAACGGCCCAAAGCTTCATACATATTGTTAGATATTCTACGATCCTTGGCATCCTCCATGACACCAGCAATGGAGCCACCAAGATTTTGGTACATCTGTCCCGTTGCCGCTCCAGCTTGTGAAAGTGCCTGTATTGCCGCAGGGCTTACGGCCCCCAATCGGGGATCTAATGTGCTACCTATCATTGCCATAATTTCTTCCTATCTACTTATATAAGACCAATAATACCTCTTCCAATGCTCCCTATACCACCAAATAATCCAGCTCTCTGTTGGGCGTTTGCAGCCATTGCACCAATATCCAAATTTGTTTGATTAGCTTGTTGTTGTAGGGCCAAGTTGACACCACCCATTGGATCAAACGCTTGTGGAGAGGTTCCGTACTGAGCTTGTTGTTGACCCATTCCAGCCACTTGCAGCCCTGCTGCTTGAGAAGCGGGGCGACCAAAGAACGCTCCAATGTCTGGAGCCATACCCCTTTGCATTCCAAATGCTTGACCAAGAGCTTGTCCTTGCAAGGCCTCTCTCTGTTGTCCCATACCAAATTGCTGCCCGAACAAATTTGCCAAAGCTGCATCTTGTTGAGCTTGCTGTGCAAATTGCTGACCGGCTAGTCTTGCTTCTTGTCCCGCAAACGCTGCTTGTTGACCAGCAAGACCTGCTTGTTGACCTATAAGCTGACCTCGCATTGTATCCTGTTGAGCCTGCTGCTGTGCAAAACGAGCTGCTTCTTGGGCCCCAACGCCAAACTCCCTAAGCTGCTGCTCTCTTCCAGCCATGTCTGTAGCAAAACCAGCTTGAGCAATGTCCTGAGCCAGCCCGGTTCCCTGTAGCTGCTGACCCATGCGAGCTTGTTCTAGGCTTCCTGCACCTTGCAAAGCTTGTTGTGACAAACCAGCCTGTTGAGCCCCCAGTTGAGCAGCCGTCCCAGTTGCACCAACACCCATTTGTTGCAAAGCTCTTTCCTCTGCCAACCGTTGTTGAGCCAAAGCCTCGCTTTGTCCTGCAAACTGACCACCCATGCCCATACGTTGCAATTCTTCTGCTGTACGCGCTTGCTGCATAGCTTGCTGTTGACCAAGAAGCTGCTGTGCAGCCATAAGGTCTTGGGCTTCATCAGCTCTGCGAGCCTCTGACAAGCGATCTTGAACATTAGCCACAGCAGACATATCCCTGCCCCTTCCTTGTCTTACACTAAGAGCTAATCCCTCCTGTTCACCTTGGCGTCTTTGCGCCGCAGAAAGTGTTCCCGCGCTATCAATCAAGCCACCAATGCGCTGTTGAAGAGCCTGCTCTTCTGGAGAGGCACCAGCAGCTTGAAATCCTAGTTGCTGTAAAGCTTGCTGCTGCAATGTTTGCTCAACATCTGAAGCCGCACGCTGACCACCTTGAAGAGCTTGTTGTCCAAACTGACCAAGAGCTTGAGCTTCTGCTGATGCTGGTCTTCCAGCAGCCTCAAGCAAACGTTGCTCTGCTGCGCCAGCTTGTGGGCCCTGCAACAATTGTTGAATTTGACCAGCAACAGTTTGTTGATCGGCTGTTTGGCCCATAGCCTCTCGGCCCATAAGTTCTTGGGCTCCAGCTCTAGCAGATTCTCCAAGCTGACCACCAATAGTCCTATTAGATACGTCTTGAGCTAGGTTACCAAGCGCATCCTGAGCTTGACCAAGATTGGCTCCAGCAGCCTGAAGGGTTTCCTGTGCTCCCCCAACACCAGTGTCTCTAGCCCCAACTCGCGTGGCTAGTTCAGAAAGGCTTGTCTGGGCTTGTGTTGGTGTCCCGGTTGATAACTGTTCTGCTCTTTGGGTAGCTATATTAGCTAAGTCTCTTGATGCAGGATCTGCATTCTTGTACATATCAACTAGCTCAGGAGCTAGTTCAGATATTGTTTCAAATTCATTATTTGCCGCAGCTTTTTTTAACTTCTCACCAAGCTCAAACTGACTTTCAACAGCCCTCTGAGATAGCTCAAGAATGCCCGGATTCTCTTCTAAGATAGCATCTGCTGCTGTGTTAAAAGTTTGCTCTAATGAGGCAAGAGAGGCGTCACTAAGATCACCACTTTCTTTCAGAGAATTAAGTTCGTTAGCTACAGCCTCAAGATCTCTTTCCTGCTTGTCTTTAAACTGTTGTCCGAATCTTTCTGTAAGTCGGTCATCAGAAAACTCTAACTCAGCTTCAATGGTTTCTATAGTTTGCCTATATTGGTTTTTAATATTTTCTTTTTCTTCGTCAGAAATGCTTGTATTCCTATCAGTGTCTCCAATAAAACCAAGATAGTCGTCACGCAAAGAACGTAATCTTTCTCTCTCACCTTCAGCACTAAATTCTCGCCCTTCAATTTCATCAATCCTTGATTGAAGATCACTTTCCGCAGACTGCCTTTGCTGAGTTGCTTGATTAAAAGCCTGCTCCGCTCTGTCCCGCTCTCTAGTCATTGCGGGTGAAGCCCCACCAAACAATGCAGTTTGGTAATCCTGCAAGGCAAGCTGCTGTAGGGGTCCACGCAGTGCTTGCTCAGTAGCAATGATGTCTGGAACAGATTCTCTTAAACCTCTAGTATAGTCCCTCGTAGATTGATAAACATCAATTGGGGTTTGAGTGGGTGTCTGTATTGTTGTACCTCCGAAACACATAGTTATTCCTCTCTAAAAATCTCTATAATAAAAGGCACAATCACCTATCTTCTTGTTGCCCAATCTCTCCATCTTGGTATAGTAATTGCTGCTTTTTTCACACATTAAGAAAAAGCGTTTAATTCCGTGTGAAGCATACTCTCTTTCTAGTTTTTTCATAGCCCGAACACTATCCAAAGCTTTTGCTCTCTTGCTATCCATCCACCACCAAACAAGCGGAGCAGCTCCAACACTAGCAGACCCGATGATGTCGCCATCCTTGCGGAAGATGTGAGTGGGCATAACAACATTGTGGTCGTCGGCCAACATAGATTCCGACAGTTCCGGCAAAGATTGTTGTGTTACGTGTTCGGTTGTTATCATATCAATGAAGTGCTACCCAAGCCCCACCAGCATATCCGTAAAACTTGCTCGCCGTTGTGTTGTAAATCATTTCTCCATTAGCAGGAGAAGATATTGCATTCATCTGCGTGGTAGTCATCCGAGGCAGAATCACACCACCTGCTGTGGATGTTACGGTTAGTGGAGCGGATGGAGCAGTTTCCCCAATGCCGACCTTCCCATTTGTGCCAACAACCAAGACTTCGTTTGAACCAACAGAACTACCAGCACATACTTGAAAAGTATTTGCACTGTCATCTAATCCGACTGCAAATACATCACTGCCTGCGGATGTTAATTTGAACTGAGGATCGCCTCCAGCTATATTTATTTCTATACTTCCCGATGAACTAACATCCCTAATAAACCGAGCAAGTGGCCCTCCACCACCACCGCCAGTAACTCGGATGCCTACACCCGTTGCTGCATCGTCGTTTATGTCTAATAAGTAGGAAGGCGACGCAGTTCCAATACCCACTCGGTTGTTAGATGAATCGACCTTGAGGGTTGTAGTATCAAACGTAACATCGCCAGATGCTGCCAGCGTAGTAAACGATCCAGCCCCTGTGCCATCTACCTTGGAGTCAGCGTAAGCCTTTATGCTCTGCTGTGTGGCTAATGACGTAGCAGAGTTAGAGGCCATATTGTCCTCGTCCAATATTGCCACCTCGGCAGGAGCAGCAGCCCCACCAGAAACATTACCAAGAACCTTGTAGTCTGATAAGTTTTCTATCTTAGCCTTTGTGACATTGCTGTCTGCAATCTTAGCAGTTGTCACATTACTGTCTGCAATCTTGGCGGTTGTTACAGCACTTGCTGCAATTTTGCCGGTGGCGATTCCAAGGTCTTTTACAATTACTGCACCGCTAGAAAGCTGAGTGGTTGAATCATCGACTGCACCGGATGCAAATGTAGCACTGTCCACCAGCGCGTTGAGATTAGTGGCAGTAACTTGAGTGCCGTCTGCGTATGTTGTGCCTTTGCTTAAAATAGCCATTTTATTCTGCCTTTTGTAAACTTCTGAAGGTTATAGCTCCTGCCACTTTTAGTGCTCTCAGTCTAGGTCTTCCCTTTGTTGTTGTTAATTTAAATTGTAAACCGTATGCTCGCTTGTTACCAAATCTTCCTCTAAGTGACACATCCTCATCTATAGCAAGCTCTTGCCCGTTTAGCTGAGAGACAGATCCAAGATCTATAATACCATCATTGTTTTCAGTTATTGCCTCCAAGTTTGCATTAGAGACATTATTTTCGGAAGACTGTAAATGAAGCTCAAAATTATTCCACTTCTTCCGGTCTATAGATCCTACCGTAAACATCCTAGTTACAGCCGATGCAGAGACGATAGATGTCTTTGATGATTCACCAAGAATAGTTATAAATCTATCAGAGTCATCTGATCGCTCCTCGTACTTATGAACAGCACCAGTTCTGTTTACAACGTAAACACCTCTTTTGTCCCCAGACCCACCAACTAACAGGTGGGTATATTCCCAATCATTATCAGATATAGAGTCTAACGACTCCCATTGCTGATTAAGAAAATTGTAAATCAGAAGGGCGTTGTTTGTGGTAGAATCATCTAGTGGAACAGCAATGTAATACCTGTTATTAAAGTAAGCGGAAACAGCTTTATCAGCATGGTTTTTATTTATCCTAGAAATGGTTCCTTGTATTGATTCGGACAAAGGAACGTCTTGCCCTCTAAGATTGTAGAGGTCTATAAAGTCCAAAGCGTACACTCCGTTGTCAGATAGAAACATAAGCTTGTTGCCTATCTGCTGTATGCTGTTTCTAGCCAAGCACCCGATGTCGCTTGTAATCACTTGGGAAACACTACTGCCCAAGCTCAAGCTATTCTTTACCGTGTGTATGCTGTTTCGGTTAAATACTACAAGTTGGTCGTCTGAGAAAGAGTGAAAGCCCACAATGAAATCAGACTCGCCAGCATTAAATCTAAATTGTCCGTAAACTCTATCATAGGTATTGTGATCAAGTATATCTGAGAATATAGCCTCGTCTAAGATGTTTCTGTCTGTGATTGTAGCAGACCCAGAGGAACCGGTAATATCAAATTGATATGGCACTACCAACCTGCGTTGATGCGGTACACCAAACTCAGGCGCTGGCATATGACTAAACCCAAGACCTATAGATATGGCCTTTTCAACGGTTGCAGTTTTATTAGTTGCATCTGCTTTGTCGGTGGCAAATGTAAAAGTTGTTGAGTTGGTAACCTCTCTAACCCTTACGGTATCTCCAACAGCGTAGCCGGAAGTTCCAGCAGTTGTTACCGTAAGAACATCTCCAACCAACAAAGCGCTTGTGCTAGAAACTGTAGCTGTTGCTATCCCTGATGCAAAATCAAGATCGGTAATTGATATGGGTGTAGGTTGGGTGTAGGCTCCATTTGAAACCAAAGAAAATGTAGTGGTGCTAATGTCTCCATCCCATTGCAAAGCTATCTTCCCTTTTCTGAAAATAAAAAGCTTATTGAAAGCCTGCACTACATTGGACCCCTCTGGAACAGTTTCCCCGGCTGGGTAAGTTAGAGTAACTGTTGTTGCTCCACTGTCTGAGGTTTTTACCAGTATTGTAGTTTGTGTTCCTACAGCCGCTATGTAAGACGTAGCCGCATTGTTTGGATCGGAGAACTCGCAAGATGCGTGAATAGAACTAGATGTAGAAGAATCTATCTTCGGTCCGGTGACAGTTAATGTCCCTGAAGGAGCGGCATCTAATCCAGTTATTGTAATCTGTATCTGGGTAGTGCTTGAGGCTGTGCAAGAGTGGTTTCCGTTTGGATCGACAGTTCCCGTAGTGCTCAATCCGCTTAAGTTTACAATGTCTCCAGTAGTAATCCCATGAACTCCACTAAAGTTAACTGTAAATGTTTCCGAAGATCTATTGTAACTAGAAACAGATGGAAGACTGTCATGTAATCTAAATGGCAACTTAAAGACAGAAGGACTAAACGGAGTGGAGAATATTTCCATACCCTTTCTTGGTTGCCACTCTCCGTTCAAATCCATACGACCATTGTTAGATTCAGAAAGAGTGCCAGCCTTCAGAAGGTCTGGTCTAAGCTTGTTATTAAAGCCTAGAAAGCCTTGATCCAAGTCTTCTACAACCCGATCATCAGCTTGTCCGTATGTGTCGTATCTAGCCATTTAACAATTCCAAGCTCTCCTACTCCAATAGTTTGCAGACAGTTTATTATTTTTACCTTTAATGCCGCTTGATCTAGCACAGTAACTTCTTTTACGGGCAGGGTTATTTTTTTTGATGCTCATGTTAGCATCACCGAAACGAACAATTTTTTGCTTCCCGCCTTGACACGCTTTTACAACAAACTTCTTCCCCCCAGATACGTCTCTGCGGGGCTTGTTGCACTTCATATTTTTTTTATTTATTGCCACTTCTTACCTTTGCTTTTGGCGTGTTTGCGACGACTTTTTTTCCCTTAGATCCTGCGCTCTTTTTCTTCCTTGCCGTAGCAGCTCTTTCAGCCTTGGTAAGGCTCATGGCTTTTCTCCTAGGCAAGCATCTGTCTGGTCTTTTCTTGTTAGGTGAGGTTCCACACTTGCCCTTGATAGATCCATCCGTACCTATCCTGACCCAGTCTTGCTTAAGCCACTGTTTTAATTGAGCCACTATCGTCCCTTTCGTTTACCACCTTTGGCTTTCTTTGCGTAGTTTGGGTCCTTGCAATATTTGCTTGCAGCTAGATTAGCGTATGCAGAAGGGTATGTGTCGAACGTCCTTCTCGCCCATGCTTTTCCCTCTGGGCAAATTTTGCCTCCACTCTTAGCTTTCTTTTTTGCCATTTTTTTTGCGTTTCTTAAGTGCTTTAAAATCAGCAGCAGTTATTTTCTTACGAGGTGGAGCAACAGCAGCGATCCGTTTTTGAGCTGGGCTATATTTAGTAAAAGGCATTATACTTTCCAAGACTTTCTAGCTTTATTTTGAGCAGATTTAGACAACTCTCCGTAGTGAAACAATCTCCTAGAAGAGGCACCGTGAGTTTTTCCAGAATGCAACTGACCATTAGGCATCTTGTGAAGACCGCCTTTATGCTCCTTCCCATCCTTGAAATAATGTTTTACTCCCATCGGCATGGTAAATTATTTCTTTTTACGACCCTTTTTAGCTTTTTTAGTTTTATGATACATTACCGTCTCCCCTTTCCTTTGGTTTTGCCCATTGGGCATTTCTTGCGTTTTCCGTAGTGCATATATATCTCCTATTTAACTTGTGAACTTCCGAAGTAAAATCCTAGTAGTGCTAGCATCCCCTGCCTAACTTCCGGCAACAATACAAACCCTTCTAAGTTTTTCCATTTATCTGCTCCTATTCCTAAAAATTTAAATATACCTATTTTCTGTGCTTCAATGGTTACTGGTATGTCGAAGAAGGCCATGACGAAGGGAGCAAATACCACTGAAAACAATATGCACATAGCGATGAGCTTGCGTACCCAAGCTCCACTTTCTCCACTTCTTTGTGCTGCTCTGTCTGCTGAATCATCTACTATCCCCTGCTTCTTAATCATGGATTGAATGGCATTTGCTTGGATATTCATTTGCGCTGAGATAAGTTTCATTACAAATCCCGTGACACCACCTCCAAGCATTGCCACTAGCTCACCACTCATTTTTTCTTTATATCCTTTATTATTTTTACAATAGAAAGACCCATAAATATTATAGTGAACACGGATGCTATCACTGATAATATTTGATTCGTTCCTGCTAGAGCCAAGCCAGTGCCTGATCCTAGAACTCCTATCGCCGATCTTTCTACCACTTCCCTCACTGCTCGTATTCTAAGGCGTACTTTTTGAGTTTACTAATTGGAAGCTTTCTTTTCTCCAGCTTACTCTTAAGTTCCTGCCTATCTTTAATATTAAAACATTGTTCGTTAAAAAATATATGGTCCCTAAATGCGTTGTACTCCCATCCGTTTTCTGCACACATAGATTCTAGGACTCTCTTGTAGTCCGTGATGTCAAGGTATCTATCACCCTTAACGGCACCTATGGTGGCTATGCTTCTCATGATCTTACAATGATAAGACGCCCATTGTCGTCCCTATAAGTTTTTACTGACACGCTCCGCCGTGGCGGTTCTGGGCCAACCTTATTGTCGTCGTATTCCCACGAAACAGAGCTAGACGGCACTACTACACCACTAGCACTTGATGGAGCTGCTGGAGGGTACGTTCCAACAGACACTATATTTGTATAACCGCTCTCGCCAAACTGATTCCATGCTCTGACGCGGTAAGACAAAACGCTGCCTATTGGTATTACTCCATCAACAAATGTTGAAATGTTTACACTGGTAGCACCTATGAGAAGCCACTCGCCTTCGTTTACACGCCGCCATACTTCGAAGCCGTCTTCATTATTGCTGTTGTCTTGCCACTCAAGACGCAGATCGGCTCCGAAGAGAGTCGTGGTTGTGAATATAATGACTGCTAAGAGTGTCTTCACGATGGTCTCCCTGCGTCGTATATAGCATCAATCTGTGAGGTTGTTAGTTCTCCAGAGTAGATACGAAGATCGTCCATAAGGAAATCTCCGGTAGTGGCATACGGCCCTTTCATGCAAAACTCAGCAGTAGCAAAATTACTCGTCCCTGTTTTTGTGTTAGAGTTATTTGATAATGTTTGCAAAACTTTGTTTATATAAAATTTTGCATCACCGGAAGCAGTTGATCCATCAAATACGCAGACAAAATGGTACCATGTGTTTGCAGAAAGCAAATCGTATACTCGTTCCTCTAGATATCCAGAATCACCTTTAACGCGCAGAGTCTTCCATCCGCCACCGTTATAAAACTGAAACATATTAGTGTTGGAGTAAATTTCAGATCTAAAAACAGATCCGTACATACTAGTATTATCGGTCTGAAACCAAAAGCTAACACTGACAATATTAGTTCCGTAAGTTAAAGTAGAGCTACTTTCAAATGCAGCATCACCGCTGTCCATGTACAAGTAGTCCCCATTAAGAGTGCCTGTACTGGTTGTTGACCCAGGCCCTACGCTAGCAGCGATGGTTGTCCCTGCGGCGTCATTGAGGGGCCAGTGTAGTAAATCTGGTGTGGGAACAGCGGGTGCCGCCGCAGCGGGCTTCAAACTGGATTTCCATCTTAACATTAGAGATTGTCGTACTCACTCTGGAATGTAACGGTTAAATCGCCAGAATCGATTTTAGTGTAGCAGTTTGCCTCAGCCTGAAAACATTTCTCAATGTGGGTGCTCACCAATGCTATCATTTCGTTGTATTCTTCTAGGGTGGTTTGCCTAAACTGGGTTTGCCAAACTTGTTCAGTGACTTCGATCTCGTTGCCATCTTGGTCAACGTTAGGATAAACCACTTCAACCTGCTTTTTGGTTTTCCAATTTTGGTATCCTGTAAATGAAGGATTGGCATTTAGAACACTCAGAACAGATGTCATCTTTACTTGGCTGTTTTCGTCAGTAGCTATCAACCATGTATCAAAATTGCTATCCAGCCATTCAACTCCACCCTGCTCTTTGTCCCAGCGATCAGAGGTAACTTGTGCCTTAAGTCTTGCCGCCGAATCTTCCTCACTAAAATCTACAACTTCCCAAGCTTGATACCACAACTCTACCCTTTGCTCAAAAAAATTTGTTACATATTGTAATGTAGGATTGTACTCTGGCTGAGGATCAACGGTATAAATATAACAATCAAAGTCTGCCAAGACCGTTGCGTTCAAAGGACTTGGAAACGAGACTTGGGGATTGTCTGTTTTTAAGCGAGACTCGGAATACGGTATTGGATTGCCGTCTTGTATTTTTAAAATGTTCATGATGCTACTCCAGGCGACACTCCGTACAGTGTGCTATTAAGTTTCCATATAACCACTATCGTTTCGTTCGTAGTGTCTAAGGTTGGAGCCGATCCTCCAACCCATTCTATATTTAAACTACTATAATCCCAATCGATTAGTCTTCCACTACCATCATCAATTACAAGAGTAACAGACTCCCCCTCATTTAGGCTATCTGTAATATTTACATTACCAGAAAGAACCCATCTCTGCACAGTTCCGTTACCCGCATTCAAAGCGGTGTTGCCTGTGATGGTAGTTGAGTTTAATGTCAACTCTTGTATAGCACCAGCCATGTCTAGGGTGGTGACTACAGGTGTGGTTAGTGTAGGATTGTTTGTAAAACTTAAAACACCTGCACTAGTTGTTGCTAAAACAGCGTTGTTACTACCAACCGCTGTTGGTAAGGTAAGGGTATAAGATCCTGAAGCACCACTAATTCCACTATGAATAGGTGCCTTAATTGTAACACCATGACTATTTGCCTCACAATTGAAAGTTATTTTTCCTGTATTATCTGCCCCTGCTTCTTCGTTTCCTCTTAAAACAACTCCACCAGTTCCATGCGGTGCTAAATCTATAGGTCTGTTGCTTGCTTCAGTTACTATGTCATATGTGGCTAAATCAAGATTTGCTCCCAACGTGGGATTGCTATCGCCTGCAAGACTCTGCAATGCCGAATCAGCCGTGGACCCTTGGGCAGCCGTTGCGTAGTCAGACGAGGAAAAAGCTTTTACCTGAGCAAGATTGGTAACCTCGCTGTCCATCAACGCCCCAGCATTAGTTACGTTAGTCGTGTTGGTCACATCAGCATTATCAGCGATGTTAGTCAACTTAGTCTTATCACCATTTACAAACGCTCCCTCACTTGGCTTCAGCTGGTACGTTGATAAGTCTTGATCGCCAGTGTTGGTGCCACTAGTGTTCGATAGCCTACTTATATCAGCGGCTGTAGTAAACCTGTGAGTTGTTGAAGTGTCATCAATATCATCGGCATCTTGTCTGGTGTTCCCCATGTACACCCAAGCCGACCCACTATAACGATAAAAACCTGCATCAAATCCAGTAGTCGCAGCCCTAACTAGTACAACATCACCTGTCGAGGGGCTGCCAGGCAAAGCAGCATAATTTGCTGCCTCTCCCGTAAATGCTGGCATTGCCTGCGATTTTGTAATTGCAGCATCTACCTCTGTCCCTTCAAAACTTGAGTTGTACGCCATTATGATTCTTCCACTTTAAATATTACATGTCCCCCAGAGCCATCAGACACTCTGTAGTTTTGCTGACCACCAGAGCCATCAGACACAGTGTAGTTTACAAATACAGTTGGCCCAGTTTCACCTATCCTAGCTCCTACCCGACCCAACCGCAGAAACTCAAAAATGTTTTTAAGTCCTACGTTTCTCATCGGAACTAGTCTACGAACTCGGTGCTTTGAATTACTGAAGCTCCACCAGATCCAAGAAACTTGGCTCCTTTAGCGGCGTTCTTACTTAGTACAATTAGTCCTTGTTCTTTTACGAGCAAATGACCATTGGATGCAGTAGGAGCAGATCCATCAAATGTAACAATTACATTGTTGTCTTGGACATCAATGACTACATAATCAGTGTCAATGTGGAAAGCAGCAAAAGACACTCCTGAACCAGAAGTTGCCGCTGATAGGTTTTCTGGAGTTCCGTTGGGATTTACATTCCCAATATATAAGTTTGAGGTTCTTGTGTTCATTTATCTTGATTGTTGACTAACATAAGTTTTAAAACGTTGTCCTACGGTGTTGTTGTTGTAAACTTGTTGAGGGTTGTCTAACGATTCAGCTAGATATTGATTAGCAATTTCTTCTTCAAGAGTTGCTTTAGAATGTTGCCCATCCATACGCAAGAAATCAGCGTATGTTGCATGAGCCATGAAATAAAAATATTCTTGGGGAACTTCATTTCTAGAGTTCGACCCATCTGTGTCTAAGTCAGTAAGTAAGGTTATTGGTTGTCTGTATGTAACATAAACACTTGTTGCATCTGATGCAGTTAGATTAATAACATGAGCCCCATCACTCTCTACAAAAAACTCAAAATCAATAGTTGAGTTTCTTAAGAAAGGTTCTTCTCTATGTATCCTCAAGAACTCACCTATTGTAGTTTTACTAGATTGCGTAAAAGGTACGATAGAGTTTGCTATAGTTCTTTCCTCGCCAACGGTAAGATACCTAGCCCAATACGGTGTTGTATTATAAGCCTGAAAAAACCTTCTGTTTGCCAAAGCAAGCAACTGAGATATTTCCTGCGTGGTAAAATCAGAGTTACCAGCAAGCGCAGAAACTAAATCAAATAAATCTTTGTTGGCCTTATCTTGCATTACGCTTTGTTTGGACTAAGTTCAGGAAGCTTCTTGTTCCAATATTTTAAAAATTCTTTGCTGGTTACAGTTTCTACTCCGTAGTTTTTAACCAATCTAAAATAATCTCTAGCAGGAATATTAGCGACGCATTTGCCAAGAACTGGATGCGTTTTTCCCACATTAGTCTTTGCCTCTTTAGCAGCCTGATTTATCCGGTCTTGCTCCTTGGCTCGCTCCATCTTGAAACCCGTATGGATTTCCTTTAGGAAAGCTTTATTGATTTCTCCGTCGCTATATCTTGGTAGGCTTTTAATAATATTCATAAAAAAAAGGGAGGCCAGGATTGGCCCAACCTCCCTTAGTTAAGATTATAAAGTAATATTAATTACTAAAAACTTCACCAGCAGTTGGGTAGTAAGCTACAAGGAGTCGAAACTTACCTTTAGTAGCGTTACCAAAACCATTACCGGTTCCGTTGGAATCAATATTTACTGCACTTACAACATGAGAAGTTGAGGTTGCCCCATTTAGAAGGGCTCCAGTGTTCTGGTATATAAGACCTACAGTATCGCCTGTGAAGCAATTAACTTCGGCAATAAAACCATTATCGTCTCCATCATCGCCAAATGCAATAGTAGCGTCGCTGATAGCACTACCCGTGCTAACGCTAGCCGTTACTAATTCATCAACGATAATTGCAGCCTTTGAAATGGTTCCAGCCATAGCAGACTCGCCCACTTGAACAGCAGTTGTTTGTGATCCAGTTGAAGCTGAAAGCTCTGAAGCATCAAATGACGCCTCGTGAGTGTATCCCAAAGCCAACGTCTGGATGTCACCAACTTTTTTTAATTCAATAGCCATTGTAATTTACCTCCTATGTTTTAGCTAAGAGCCGTTATTTTACCGTGAGCACCAGGGTGGTACATCAACAGCGTGAGAGCACAATCAACAAAGCCACGCTCACCACCACCTTGATTAGGAAGGCGAGTGCTGCCCATTGGAATCAACTCAGAAATACCGTAGTATTCTGGGTGTACCAAATAACCAGTGTCCTTGTTGGCCGTGTCAGGCATGCAGTCAGGATTTCCGTTGATAATAGAAACCAATCCATGATCGGACTGATAAACTTCAACAGAAAGCTTAATCTGAGCTACATCGCCGTTATAGTTCACACTACGAATTCCTTGGTCAGAAGTGCTTCCGTCTAGTCCAACGCGAGCAAAGTCGCTAATGTCACGACGAAGAGCAGTATCAGCAACCAGAGTCAAACCATTGCTAGCTCCCGTGACACGGTAGATAGAGGTGATGAGGTTGTTAAGAACTGTTTCTGTGAAGTTTCCACTTGCGTGGATGCTGCTAGCAGGAGTTTTAAAAGAATCTGGAACATCAGCATTACCACCACTAGCGGTGGTCGTGCTATCAATCCATTTCCCCAATCCACGAAGCTTATAAACCGTTCCAGCGCCGTCTTCTACGGCTCTGTCATTTGCAGAGCATAGAGTGGCTTCGATGTCACGCTTTAGTTCACGGATTGCCTTTGCTTCGGCCTGTGCTACTTTAGCAGGTCCAACGGAGTCAACGGCTTCCTGTAGATCGGAAACCATAAAATCGCGACGGAACTTCTGAATGTAGTTGCCGAGACGCGCGCGGCCACTGAATTGATCAGTGAATGTAGTAACGTCAGCGCCTTCAGCTATACCAGCAGTGCTGGGAGATGAAAGGCTGTCTACAGTCCACTCAACAAATGTAGCATTTGCGCGGGCTTTAGTTGCAGATGAAAGGACAGGCGTTTCTTCGGGAGCTAAGATGGTAAGAACATCCATCAAGTCCTCGCGATTGGAAACAGCACTACCCGGACCCGGAGGGGTCGAATCGAATGTATTTGAGATTGCCATGATTATTTATTTTGTAATTGTAAGGTTCGTAAAGTGATGAAATCATCTTTGCGTCCAGATGTTTTAAATCGGTTTCTTTGTTCCTTTAAGGACTTAACAGAAAGCCTTTCAGTTTTTTCAGACATTGCAGAAGCAGGAGTTGAACCACTAGAAGGAGTTAGCTTCAGCGACTTTCTTGCAGTCGGCTTGCTACCTTCCTTTACCGGTTTTCTTCCATACATGCTGTTTACGGCATGAGACATGAAATATGGAATCTGAACATATATATCAGGAGCAATATCCTCTAACTGTTTCAGTCTTGGATCGTTCATGATAGATATAAACTGACTCTTCAGTTCATTGTCGTTTTCATCCCTAAGCCACTCAAGCTCTTCGACTGCTTTGTTTCCGAGTTGCTGACGCAGTGTCTTAGCATTTTCCAAACTTTGCAACTTTCGTAGCTGGTCTGGAATGTATGTATCGCGCGACTTTCTGGCACTCTGAAGAGCTTTACGCACTTCAGCCTTAGTCATCGGGCGACCTTCTACTGTAGTTATCTCGTCGTCAGCAGAATAATCATCAGATTCAAACAACAAATCCTCTGCCCAACTAATAACATCGTTCACCTCGTTTGATTTTGTTTGAAGGTCATCAATGTTAGATATGTCGGAAAGCGGATTATCTTTTACTTCGGGCTCCTTGATTTGAAGTTGAATAGTTTGCAACTCCTCCTCAGCAGCCTTACGCCTAGCCGTAAGTTCACTTATTCTGGACTGTGCACCGGGAATGAGTTGTTGACGCAAAACGTCTTTTTCCTCATCCGACAAACTGTCTAAATCAAACTGTGAAAGAACATTACCTTCGGATGCTTGCTCTGGAATTTCTTCCTCACTAGCTTCCTCAGCCGATTCTTGAGGCTCCTCTTCGGGCTGCTGCCCTAGTAAAGCCTCGCTACGTCTCTGAACAAAGTCAGACGCAGATATATTTTGTTGGTCCACTGATTCCGGTTCAGCCTCAGCGATAGCTGTGTTGATTTCATCTTCCATAACTGTTTCCACTATTTACGCCTAGCGATTGCGTAAAATTATAGTAGCACAGCTTACAAAAAATCTTTGTGTCTTTTTTCTAGTTTTTTTGAATCAACCATTTGCAATATCTGGTCATATGTAATAATCCTTCCAGATATTTGCTGAAGCTGTTCGGTCGAAGCCTCGTGCATATCTCCGATGCACTCTTCCCGAAGAGCTTCTATCACCTTGATAAAGCGAGCAAAATGCTCGTAGTTGTGCAAAGATTCTATATCTTTTTCCAAACTCATTGCTGCATATTCTGAGTCTGCATACCACCCATTTGAGCCGGTGCTGTACCAATTCTACCTATTTGGGCATTCTCAGCTTGCTGCATAGAGAACTGATATTGTCCCATATACTTTTGCAAACGAGCTGAAAACGCTTGGTCAGTTTGCATACGTTGGGCAATATCCGGCTGTTGAGTGTACTGCTGGATAATTTGCACAGCAGTTTGAGCGCCATTAGGACGTGCCGGAACTTCAATACCCGCATAAATTTTTGATAAGTCATCTGTAATATCTTTAAGCATTTGCTGCTGAGCAGCTTCCACTGGTTGAAGAACGCTATCAGCCAAGACCGGATCTACGCTCCCAGCAATTAGCGTTACTAAATTATCTACGTTTATTCTTCCGTTGCGATCCAACTGAAGCAAAGAAATCATTGAGTTTAGTTTGTTCTCTTGCTTTTCGGGATCGGTGTTTTGAACATCATAGGAGATTGTTATGTCAAAGCTTTCATCTGGATTGCCCTTGCTAAACATCTGGGGATCTGGAACACCAGTAACTTGGAAGAAAATATTGTCTGGACCAAAACGCTGAAAGCACTTGTAGCACATTGCTATTACGTTGGAGCAATGTGTTAAAAACTTGTCTACCAAAAACTGCTGTCTTATCTGACTAACCGGACCCTCTCGGTCTAAACCAACAAGCCTGTCAGCCTGAGCCTCTTGGGTTTTCTCCATTTCAACCGATCCTTGGTTGTAAACAGGTGTAGGACCAAATTCAAAGTCTCCCTTGCGGCGATATGGTATCATTCTACCAGGACCCCAATCTGTAGGAGCTTGTCCCACTGGGTGCATTATTGGTGGCACAGTGGCAAGACTGTTCCTGTCAATACGGCTATCACGCTCAACCTTTACTTGGTTCTGTATTCCACGCAATAGATCTGGAACCGTCATTGTGTCGTAAAGCCTTTTGCTATCTTCAGATAGCTTAGTAACCACCACAGGATATTCTTCATACCCATTCAACAACTCAAACTTAGCATATCCCGGTATGCCCTCCATCCCACTGAACTCGCGATGGAACACCGTACAGTATATGCCCTCGGAGCCATCTTCTTTGTCTATGAGTCTTTGGTATCCGTAAACAATTTCTATTAGTTCTTCAGCTTCATAAGCATTATCGGTAAGGCTCAAAGAACGCCTTCCCTCTTGCTCACGCTCAATAGAATCTATGTTTACTCCTCTGTAACGATCAATGACGTGTTCTACAAAATTTTCATCCCACCCGTCTGTAATAATTTTGTTTTGCAACTCCTGCGGAGTGTAATACGTTTTCCAAAAACAATATGGAGCCCTTTGAGGATCGGTGACATACGGAGGAAAGATAAAGTCTCCATCTGGAGCTAACGTCTTTACCTCTGGGGCATTTACCTGACGCCTTACTATTGGCAACTCAGCACTGCCGGTTTCTTGTAAGTCCTTTAGGGCTTTCTTGGCTCTTGCTTCGGTAACTCCCTGAAAACTGTTTTGAAGCATTGCCAGAACATCATCATCAGCTTCACCCTCTGATATTAGTTCCGCTAAGGCTGGATCAATGGAAGCTATTTGTTGCAAACTCAAACGCTGAAGGAAACTCCTGTCCTCCATGTGCCAACCAACATAGGTAATAAGAATGCCACGCTCCAACATGTAGTTGGCTCCTAGTTCCATCTCTTCTTTGAAACGAGGAATGTAACCACTTTTGATCATCCATTTCAAAAAATTTGTAACCACTTTGCTTCTGGCAACGTCGCTAACTTCTACGGGAAACGCCCTAATATTTGCTCTGTTCATGGCAGATAAAAACAGAGAAACCAATCTGGTTATGCGTTCATCTATGACATGGCTTTCCATGTCCGAAGCTCCTTCCCAAGGGAAAGCATCTGCTCCATGCTTGCGTAAATCTCTGCTCTTGCCAGGCCACCAGTTACGGCGATCATCGTAACTACTTCTGCATAAATCAAAATATGCTTCAAGTTCAGTTATTGATTGATCGTAAGCGTAGCGTAAAGATGTGATGTCGGGATTGTCACTAACGTAGGTTAGTGACTCAGAAATTGAATCGCTTTGCATTTAATTTATTTTTAACGTTGTACAGAATGTGATGACAGAATTGTTGGTTCACTCCTATCCTATCACACAAATCTCTGTTTTTGAGGGGGTAGCGGTTTTTATAGTCAGCTATTGAACAAAATATCTCCCAAGCAATAAAGCGATCAATTTGCTCACCCACCCACTTGCGGTCTAGTGTGACGTCATTTGATATATCTGTATGACACTCCGGTTGCATCTTCAATAGCTTCTATGCCCACATTTTTACCAACTAAGACTTTTTTTAATTTTCTTGGCACACAAACCGGAACTCGTGATTCAATCTCTTTTATGTAAGCATATACATATCTTGGGTTTGCAGCAGGTTTCAGAACGTATCCCCTATAATGTTTCGGCACTATTTCTGGAATATCGACAGCTCTTCTTAATATTTCTTGGCCATCTTCATTGATCCATAAGGCTTTGCCTCCACGGCCTGTCATCATCGACGCACAAAGTTTTGACTTTGCTAAAGCGATTAACTCATCTACTTCAGCCTCAAGTTCATTAGCCAACAACCCAATCCTAACCTTTGGCATCAATACCCTCCCCTTGATCTGCTTGTTGCTAACAAGCTTCTGTTTTCCATATGGTCCGGTCCCTCTCCTCCATTAGCCATTCGTAAATAGCGTATTAAGTCAAAGAAATCCTTAAGTGCCTCATCAGCTTTACCTTGTGAATTATAGTTTAATAAACTGTCAATCAAATTTCCACACTCTCTATGTATGTAGCACATAGGTCTATTAACAGCATCTATTGGCTCATTGGGATTATATGTAAACCACTCGTCAACTGCACTGATGCCAAGCTCCTCCATACGCCCATCAGATGGGTGAAACAACATCCCATATTCATCAAACAACATAAACAAATCTTCATTGTTGTCATTCTCCCTAGCAAAATACCGGGAGTCACCGATGCGTTCAAAAACATCTATACCAAGATCTTCCTCAATCTCTTGGAACAACTCAGCATACCCTTCCACATTTAACCCTAGCTTTTTAGTTGCAGGTCCAAGCTTCCACTTTGGATCTCCAAACATAGCCCATTCTCCATAAGTGTCTCGGTCAGGCCATTCTCTGCGTATGTAAACATAACCATTCTTGTCTACCGCAGCCCAGATAGCAGTGAAATTACGAGCCCCAGCAGGGTCAACCACTTGGTAACAGGTAAACCTATTCTTGTCAGATATGTCAGGAAAAGACATTCCATACTTATTGGGCTCTTTACCAAGAACATTTACCTCAGTGTTAAAAAGAGGAAGCAGCGATGTTACGCTTTTGACAGGAACACCATAAGCACGGACCAATATTTCTTCTTGTGGCCGGTCCCGCAAATCTTTGGCTATACGATCATAACCGCCAAAAGGGTTTTCATCAGAATGTAGGTAGACTACGGAGGCATCCCTTTGGGGGCTATACTGCTGTACAGGCAACTCCTTGTTCAACAGTTCAGCTCTTCTTGTCCTCAAGGTTTGGGAGCCCTTCAGATATTCCGCTATGAATGGGGTATATCCATTGATGGGAGTGAAAGCTATTAACATCTTGGAGTTCCTAGTAGCCAATCGGAAACGTAAAGTGTTTATCAATGCGTCATCACCAAGATATTCATCTAACCAAGTTCCTATGTTCAACCTGCTTCCAGACCTAAACCCGA